CCTTAGGATCCAGTGCTCGCAAGAGCGTGGGGGTTCAAATCCCCCCTTTCGCACAAGCATAAATAATGGATTTATGACGACCTGAGCGCCGTATTCCCGGCGCTCTGCTTTTTGTCTAATGGTAGTCATTGGAAGGCATTGGTAGGCGTTGGAAGAACTCCGCATGAATCAAGCATTGAGTTAATGGCCTTCGCCACGAAATATATTATATTAATTTATTTACTTGGCAAAAGTATTTGTGTATTATAGCCCCCGCCATAGCAAGCGCTCCTGAGTAGTTTGGGTTGATCGGGCCCAGCTCCAGCGTGACTGCCCATCTGAAATCCTATTCAGGTGGGCAGTTATCGTTTAAGGCCGAAAAGGCGAGTCAATGTGGGAAGAAAAAGCAAGACTGAGAAAAAGCAGAAGGCGGGAAGGCCATCAGATTTCCGCGATATTTACGTTGAGATGGGATTCAAGTTTTCTCTGCTTGGTGCGGATGATGAGAAGTTGGCGGAACTGCTTGGAACCAGCATCGGCTCATTAAGCCGATGGAAGAAATCTAATCGCAAGTTTCGAGAGGCCATAAAAAAAGGGAAGGATTATGCTGACGCTAAAGTGGCGGAGGCGCTTTATAATCGTGCAACCGGATTCATTCACAAGAAAGCTCTGAAGCTCTTTTATAATAAAGATCTTGATAAGGTGATTCGGGCGCGCTATGCCTTATACTATCCACCGGACACGGCGGCGGCATTTATCTGGCTAAAGAATCGCCAGGGATGGAAGAATGAATCGTCTGGTGGCGAGAATAACAAAGGCGCTATAGCCGCCTTTATGGATAGCCTAAGATCGGACGAGCAGGGCGATGAAAAGACTGGGTCTGGCGCCTAAGCAACTGCAATCGTTCCGGGAATCTACGGCGCAGATCAATATCTGGGCTGGGAGTGTGAGATCGGGGAAGACCTGGGCGTCGCTGTTTCGCTGGATTGACTATATCATTCATGGCCCGCAGGAGGCGGACCTGGTGATCCTGGGCAAAACCATAGGCACGCTGGAGCGCAATATCATCAAGCCGCTGCAAGAGCTGATCGGCGGGGATCTGCGTTTCATCAAGGGGGCTAATCCTTATCTGCGGCTGTGGGGCAGACGGATTTGGATCCTGGGCGCCAATGACGAGCGGGCCTATCAGAAGATCCAGGGGCCGACGTTCGCGGGGATCTACGGCGATGAGCTGACGACCTGGCCGGAATCGCTGTGGGAGATGGCGCTATCGCGCATTTCGATTGAGGGCGCAAAGGTTTTCGGCACGACGAATCCAGATGGTCCGGCGCATTGGCTGAAAAAGAACTGGCTGAATCGTGCCGGCGAACTCGATCTCAAGTCCTGGGATTTCCGGCTGGACGATAATCCCTTTCTGCCCGTAGGGTTCGTTGAGAATCTCAAGAAGCAATATGTCGGACTTTGGAAAAAGCGGTATATTGATGGCCTCTGGTGCCTGGCAGAGGGGGCGATCTATGATTTCTTCGACGAGGCGGTGCATGTCATTACGAAGCTGCCGGAGGCGCAATATTACATCGTGGGCGTTGATTATGGCACTGGGAACCCCACCTGCTTCATTCTCTTCGGCGTCAATCGCAATACCAAGGCGATGCCCAGGGTCTGGGCCATCAAAGAATATTACTGGGATTCGCGCAAGCACAGCCGGCAGAAAACGGACAAAGAATTTTCAGATGATATGCGGGCTTTCCTGGGGCCGATCGCGCCCCGCGCGATTTACGTGGATCCCTCGGCGGCGAGCTTCAAATTGCAACTGAAGCGGGATGGGATCGGGCCGCTGATGGATGCGGATAACAGCGTGCTGGACGGGATCAGGACTCAGGCGCGGATGCTGGTGTCGGGGGAATATCGGGTCGGATCGGCTTGCCGGCAGACGATTGATGATTACTCGAATTATGTCTGGAATGATAAGAAGGCGGCCAAGGGGGAGGATAAGCCGATCAAAGCAAATGACCACACCAAGGACGCAGAGCGATATCCTCTGCATACCCACTTTGGACAGGACGTCATGGATTACAGCGTTTTAGCGGCATAGGACTCACCATGTCAGAATCAATACCATCAACAGATCTGGTCAAGCAGACGGCGGATGCGGCGGCCGGACCGCTGACGGGCTTCGCGCGGGTGGATAGCTGGGCCAATGCCTATACGAACATGGGCATCCTGGGGCGGGACAAGCGCATGTCCACCGTCTTCAAAGCCAATGAGATTCTGCCGGAGGGAGTGCTGACGGATCTCTATCGGAGCAATGGGCTGGCGCGGCGCATTGTGGATCTACCGGCCAAGGAGATGACGCGCGCCTGGCTGGAGATCGAAGGGGATAGCGACGGCAAGATGCTGGCCGAATTGGAACGCGTCAATGCCAGGTTGAAGCTGCGGGAGATGCTGATCTGGTCGAGGCTCTATGGCGGAAGCATCGGCGTGGTGATCGTGGATGATGGGCAGTTGCTGGATATGCCGCTCAGTCAGAGTACCAGCCGCAATGTACAGGGGATCAATGTTTATCACCGCTTCCGCTGCCAATGGCAACAGAGTGATTACTATTCGGATCCGAGTAAAAACAACTATCTGACTCCGCAGTATTATACGATCTATCCGATTGATGGGCGCAGCAGTTTTCGGGTGCATGAGAGCCGGACGTTGCGGCTGGATGGGGCGCTGCTGCCCGACAGGGAAAAGCTGATGAACCAGGGCTGGGGCGATAGCGTGCTGCAATCCTGCTATGAAGAATTACGGCGCGTGGGCGCGGGGTATGCCGACAGCGAGATTATTCTTGACGAATTTATTACGTCCGTTTTGAGCATCAAGGGCTTGGTGGGAATGCTGGCCAGCCCGGAAGGCGGAGAGACGGTCAAGAAGCGCCTGGAGTTGCTGGATTTATCGCGGCATCTGATTCATGCGATGATGGTGGATGGAGACGGGGAGACATATGAGAAGGTGACTTCGACGATTACGGGCATACCGGATTTGCTGGACCGCTTCGCGCAATCGCTGGCGGCGACGCTGGGCTGGTCGGTGACGCTTTTGATGGGGCGGTCGCCGGCGGGATTGAATGCCACGGGCGAGAGTGACATCCGCCATGACTATGATATGTTCGCAGCGGAGCAGGAGGATTGTCTGACGCCGCTGGTGCGGAAGCTCTTGCAATTCCTGGGCGGGCAAAAGGATAGCCAGGGGTTGAGCCAATTCGCCGAGGCGAAGATTGTCTGGAAGCCGCTCTGGCAGATGACGGAGAAGGAGACGGCGGAGCTGCGCAAAGTAACGGCGGAGACGGACGCGATCTACGTGCAGAATGGAATTCTGGACGCGGACGAGGTGGCCAAGTCGCGATTTGGCGGGGATCGGTGGTCTGCGGAGACGACGCTGGATGATGAGATTCGCAAGACGATGAAGGAAGAACGGGAGACGGCGCTGAAGCAGTTGGCGAATGCGCCCACGGAGCCGGTGGAAGAATGATCCGGCTGAATTTAGAGCAAATTTTTGCAGTACTCATCCGGAGTAGTCTCTGGTGTGCCCCAAAAACCAATCGCCCAGATCTCCATGACTGCGGCCTCGAACGGTTTCAGATCGGCGATTTTGGCATTTAATTTTTTGGCCTGAACGCCGTGCTTGATTGCCAGATTGTCCAGTTGCATGGCATCGGCCACGGATAGGCCGAGGTGCTGGCCAGCCAATCCGGGCGTGAGAAATAGGCCATTGAGCGCGTTCAGAATCAGGCGTAGCTCTGACTCGGTAAATACGCCGCGCAACCCGTCCAGCGTGCGCTTATAGAGCGATGGGAATGATTCGAGCACATAACCGGGACCCAGTTTGTGGAGCAGGGTAGCCCGCAATTGTTCGCGGGCTACCGGATCAATGCGGATGCCGTATTGTTGGCGTGGGGGCATTAGATCTCCTGATCGGTAATGAATCGGCGCTCTTCCGCCTGCTCATCACAGGCATTGCCCAAAACCGCCAAATGCTTGCAATGGCCGTTGAATTTGAATCCTGGGCACGTGCAGGTAGATTCAAAATACATTGATCCCATTTCATCGAGGCACTTGTATTCCGCCACGATATAATTCGTTTTGGGATCACGTGAGCTTGGGACTGAATGTTTCTGGAGTAGTCTTTTCATGGTTCCTGACTCTGATTGCCGGTCGCCCCGGCGGGCTGATCGTCGCTCTGATGATCACGCCCATAATATACATATTGTATAGCGCATTGTCAAGCGATTTGTGATTTATTTTCATAGGTGGGGATTGTGTAAGTTCAATAATATTAAATGTTGGGGTAAAATTAACGTGGAATTTAGCCCCCCCCCGCAGCCAATCGAATAAAATTGACAATGGCGTAACATGCTGAGAATGAATTTATTGCAGCGGTTGAACCGCAAGCGGCGAAAGCTGCGGAAGCCTCCGAAGTGGCTATTCCCGAAACCGATGGAGCGGGAATATCTGCGGGGGCTGCTGGAATTGCTGAAGCCGCTGGAGGCGGCGGTGGAGGAGATTCTGATTCCCGAACTGGCGCGGCTGGAGCGGGAGGTCAGCGGACCGAGGCCGGATGGGGAAGAGGCAGGCAAGATGCCTGCAGCACAAAATCGGGCTGATGATTGGGTGGATGACGTGCCGAAACTGATGCAGTTGATCAGCCTGAAGATGGGGACGGGATATGAGGAGGCGGCATCGGCTTTGGCTATTGACATCGGGCAGAAGACGAGCCGCTGGAATAGCGCTCAATGGCAGAGGATTTTGAAGGCGGTGCTGGGAGCGGACGTTTTCCGATCGGAGCCGTGGCTGCCGGAGACATTGAAGGGATTTGCGGCGGAGAATCGGAAACGGATCAAGTCTATTCTGGATAAATCGGTAACAGAGATTGAGGGGATGACGATGCGGGCCTTGCAGTCCGGGCAGCGGCATGAACAATTGGCGAAAGAGATTCGAGAAAAATATACTTTCGGGCCAAATACAAATCCGAAGAAGCAGGCGGCGCTGATTGCGCGGGATCAGGTGGCGAAGCTGAACGGGAATCTGACGATGCTGCGGCAGAAGAATGCGGGGGTGAAGCATTACGTCTGGCGCACTTCGATGGATGAGCGGGTGCGGCCGAGCCACGCGGCGTTGGAGGGGAAAGAGTTCGCCTGGAGCGGGGCTCCGGCACCACCGGAGGGGCATCCGGGGCAGCCGATTCAGTGCCGATGCACGGCGGAGCCGGACATGAAGGAATTGTTCGGGGAGGTGGCGTGAAGGCGCGGGAGGCGATAGATGGGATTGGGCGGATTCTGCTGGACCGGGTGCAGGAGGGATTCACGGGGCAGTTGGTGATTCGGGTGGATTATTCTCAGGGGGGGATTGGGTCGGTGAGGGCGGCGTCGGAACTGCAGTATGAGGAAGTGGGTATCCAAGAAAACAACATGGGTCAATATCTGCAATAAGGAGAATGACAATGTCTAAGATTATCGTAATTTCGTGTGACATGGTCGGGGATAATGAGGTCATAGCGGTCTTTTCGGATGATCGGCGAACAGAAGCGGAACGGTTTATCAAACATGCAAATAAAATATTTAAAGAAATTAATGATCGTCATCGTAAAGAATTAAATATGCCTCCTGCATTGATTGAGCGCCATGATTTTGTTGATATTGAGGAATTTGAATTAAATCCAGATCCCGATGACATAAATTGGTCGGAATGGTCATAAAAAATAGTTCGCTAATTTATTTGTTTCTTTTGTTTGGCGTTGTAAATTGGGCGCGTTCGCTGGGTTACTACCAGGTCCTGTCGTAAGGCTTCGCGCGCGTAAGAAGCTCTCAGGTTACCAGAAAGTCCCAGTCCGAACCAGGAATCAATCTCCGACGATCCGTCTCATGACGGGGTATGCCGGAGTGTCCTGGATCGGGCTGGGGCTTTTGCGTTTTAGCGACCCAATTCAATTGTCGGGGTCGGGGGCGACCCCGACAATAGGGCAGAATTATGGATCCGCCGCGGCGGATGACATGGAAGAAGATGGATAAGGCGCAGCTCTACGCTCAGGCGGGAATCATCTTGCTGAAGGTGGATCAGTTGATTCGGCATGATCCGGCTCCGAACGACAATCTGCTGGCGGCGCGGGACCGGCTGGCGACCTATCGCGATGAAGTGCGGCCGGCGATTCATGAGGGCCAGAGCGTGTACCGGGAGGATTGATGGGCAGGCAAGATGCCTGCGCCACAAGAGGGCAGCATGACAAAAGTAAAACGCTTCGATCGCGGGGAGTTTCGCGGGGATTGGGCCTGCCGGACGGCGGAGGGCTACATTCGCGGCGAGGCGGTGGTGACGCGGTCGGGCGTTTTCACATATCAGAATGCGGATGGGACTCCGCGTTATGAGCTGCGGCATCCGGACGACGTTTTCGCGGCATCGCATCTGGATAGTCTGAAGATGATCCCGGTGCTGAATGGGCATCCGGCCGTCATGCTGGTGACGGCGGAGACGGCCAAAGAACTTTCGATCGGATTCTTGGGCGAGAATATCCGCGTGGATGGGGCGCTGGTGATAGCGCCTCTGGTTATTACGACCAAGGACGGCGTTCAGGCGGTGGACAATGGCCGGCAGGAGCTGTCGCTGGGCTATGAGGTGGATCTGATCGAGGAGAAGGGGACATATAACGGCCAGCCCTACGATTATCGGCAGACGAATATCAAAGACAATCACCTGGCGATTGTGGATAAGGCGCGGGCGGGATCGGTGGCGCGGCTGAATTTGGATGGCCATCAGCTCGAACCGTGTAGCGTGGGCCGGGCGGCCTGCGATGGGCATCCGGGGCCATGCGCAGGAAAACAAAAGAGAAATGATGATCAAGATACAGCAGGAGGGAACATGGTCAAAGTGACCGTTGACGGGATCCAGTATGATGCAGCGCCGGAGGTGGCGCGCGCGCTGGAGAAGCTCCAGACGGAGCGGGATGGGCTGAAGGGGAAACTGGACGCGCTGAAGGAGATCACGCTGGCGGATGGCAGCAAGGCGCAGGGGGATGCGAAAGCGGCGGGCGCCATCGAAGCGCTCAAGGGGGAGCGGGACCAGTTGAAGACGCAACTGGATGAGGCGAAGAAAGCGGCGGGGCCGGAGAAAATCGGCGACGCGGTGAAGGCGCGGGTCAAGTTGGAGAAGGTGGCGGCCGCTGTTCTCGATGGGGAGACGCTGAAGAAGCTGGATGGCATGAAGGATCTGGAGATTCAGAAGGCGGTGATTCTGGCGGCGGCGCCGGAGGCATCGCGGGCGGATCTCACGATTAAGCTGGATGCAGCTACGGAGGCGTATGTCCAGGCGCGGTATGATGCGGCGGCGGAGGGGTTGCCGGCGCGGGATCCGAATGCGGTGGCGAATCAGCGCCGGGCTTCGACAGACGCGCTGGATACGGCGGGCTCGAAAGTGCTCGATCCGGACAAGGCCAGGGCGGATTACACGGAGCGGCTGGAGAACGCCTGGAAGGAAGGGGACAAGAAATAATCCCCCTGCCCCCCTTTAAAAAAGGGGGGAGGCAAATCAAAAATCAAAATTCAAAGATCAAAATTAAAGAAAGATAGGGGAGGTTGCAGAATGCAGACTTCATACGATAACGCGCCGGCGGTAGGACAGGCCGGACTTCTGGCCGACAGCTCTTTCATGGACAAGAAGACGCTGGTGGCTCAGGAACAGACCAGCCCGGGGCTGGCGGTGGTGAAGGTGGTGGGAAATGACAATCGCTGCCGGCTGCCGGTGGCGAACATCGTCACCATCACGGACAACGCGGGGACGTGGACGGCGGGGAACTGCACGATCACGGTGAATGGGATCACTCAGACGGTGACCTATGACACCGACAAAGCCACGATGATGGCGAAGGCGGCGACGGCGTTTCAGAACACCGCGGCGGTGGCCACGGCGGTTTACAACGGATCGGCGCACACCATCGTGATTACCGCGGTGGCCAACGAAACGATCGCTTGCTCGATGGACGTGACGGGGATCACGGGCTCGATGACGATAAGCTCGACGACATTGTCCTCGGGTGATACGGTGCATGGGATCAGCGTGCTATCGGGCGCAATGGAGCAGCACGGCGGCGGCGGAGTGCAGGCGCTGGATAAGGCCGTGATCACGATTGCCGGCGATGCGCTGAATACCAATGACACGATCATCGTGACGATCAATGGGGTGACGCTGGCGACGATCACCTACGCCACGTCGGAGGCGGCAACGCTGCAGGCGCTGGCATCGCTGATCGAGGCGGTGAATGGGGTGGCATCAGCGACGGTGTCGAGTCGGACGATCACCATTCTGAACAATCCGGGGCTGCCGCTGCTGATCAACAGCGTGGTGGTAGACGACGACACGGTGGCGTCGGTGCAGGTGACGGCCACAGTGGCGCACAGTTCGCAGTCGGCCTCCATCGGCCAGGTGTGGTATGCGGCGACGGATCCGGTGCCGGTACTGCGGCGCGGGCGGATTTTCGTGACGGTGGAGCAGGCGGTGACATCGGATGATCCGGTTTACGTGCGGCACACTGCCAGTGGGACTTATGTCCGGGGCGGGTTCCGCAAGGATGTGGATACGGCGCGGGCCTTGCCCTGGACGGCGGCCGCTTATGTCACGTCGGCGGCGGCGGGCGGGGTGGCGGTGGTGGAGATCAATCTGCCGTAGGAGATTGCTTCGGCTCCTTCGGAGCCTCGCAATGACAGGAAAAAGATAATTTCAAAATCAAAATACTTGGGGAGGAATAGAGCATGAGGATCCGACAAGATCTAATGCAGCCGCACCTGGATGCGAATGAGAGTATCTTCTTCGCGCGCGAGCTGGAGACCATCCTGGCGACGGTGTTCGAAACCAAATATCCGGAGTTGAAGGCGACGCGCTTCTTTCCGGTCACGACCGAGGCGGGTCCGATCGCGGAGGTGGTGACCTACCGGATGTTTGACGAGGTGGGGATGGCGAAACTGATTCACTCTTACTCCGACGATTTCCCGCGGGTGGACGTCAAGGGGAAAGAGGTCAGTTCGCCGATCAAGCCGTACGGCGACTCCTACGGCTACAATTTCCAGGAGGTGCGGGCGGCTCGGCGTCTGGGACGGCCGCTGGACAGCATGCGGGCGATCGCGGCTCGCCGGGCGCAGGACCGGATCGTCGAGGCTGTCGCCTTGTTCGGCGATGCTGAGGCGGGGCTGCCGGGATTTCTGACGAACCCGAATATCCCGAGGAGCGTGGCTCAGGCGGGGGCGGGGACGGATACGCGATGGGCGCCGGTGGCGGGGGTGACGACCAAGACGCCGGACGAGATCATCCGCGACGTGAACTCGATCCTGAATGGGATCAAGGTGCTGACGAAAGGCAGGGAAGCGGCGAATATGCTGATCATGCCGACGACTCAGTACGCTCACATCGCCACGACACCGCGCTCGGCGCTCAGCGATACGACGATTCTCACTTTCTTGAAGGCGGCGCATCCGGACGTGACGTTCGAGTCCTGGGAATTGCTGGCGAATCTGCCGGCAGCGCTGGTGATCGGGAGCGGGAATTCGACGAATGTGATGATCGCTTATCGCCGCGATCCGCTGAATTTCCAACTGCACATCGCACAGCCGTTCGAGCAGCTTCCGCCGTTCGACAAAGGCTCGGACGTGGAGATCAAGTGCCATCAGAGGCTGGGCGGACTGGTGACGCCGTATCCGCTGTCGGCGGCGCGAGTGGAAGGGATCTAAGTCCGCCGAAGCGGGACAGATCAAAGATCAAAAATCAAAAAGCAAATATCGGGAGATAGTATGCAGGTACTATGGACGGAAGCCTATCCGACGCAGATTGACGGGATTTGGATCAAGCCGGGATGGAATGAGATCCCTGATTCACTGCGCGGGCACCGCGTGGTACGGCATTTGATTAACCGGGGACGGCTGAGCATCAAAGCCGAGGATCCGGCAGAACAGACTCCGCTGGAGAAGGATTTGGCGGGGATCAGGGCGACGTTCGACCTGAAGATTCTGCGCAAGATAGACAAGGCGGATGATCGGCCCGAAGTGCATGAGGCGATTGAGGCTCAGGTGGCGGAGATCCAGCGGCTGAAGGATGAAGCGAGAGCGGCTGAGAAAGCTGCGGCGGACGGGTAGATATGGCTGTGGATGTGGCGACGGTGACGGCGATTATCGCGATACGGGTGACGCTGCCGTCTGAAGATACGGACCGGCTGCCGACGCTGATTCCGATGGCGGCGGAGGAGCTGAGCGAATCGGCTCTGGGGGATCGCTACAATAAGGCAGTGGCTCTGCTGACGCTGCATTGGATTTATAAGGATCGCAATGCGGGAGGCGGCGGAGGGGCGGTGACGTC